CCGAATAACTTCTGGGGCTATGTCATGCTCGTCGTGGGGATGAGATGATGACACACTCGATCTCCCCGCGCGTATACAAGCTACTCAAGACCAAGACTCTTGAGGCTGGCGACGGTGCCAGGCAGATATCATTCAGCAACGTGCAGGATGTGGGTGATCCGATCAGCATAGAAGAGCTGAATCGAGAAGAACTCTACCGCCTGGTGCTCGTGAACCTCGCCAGGTTGTCAGTCAAATCTGAATGGGACGGGTTGTTGGGATGAGGCCAGAGGATCGTAAGCCTTCGAAGAGGGTCTTTCCCCTCCTGCAGAACCTCGATCTAGATACCGTGACGTTCGCCCAGGTGCAAAGCGTAGGAGATCCGATCAGCATAGAGGACATGAACGAACAAGAGCTGCAAGACTTGGTGCTCGTGAACCTGGCACGCCTGGCTGTGTCTGGTGAGTGGACTGGACTCCTCGAGGCTGGGGGTGAGGGTGTGGCTGCCGTGATCCCGACGGCGAACATCGGAACAAGCTACACCAGGCACATCGTGACCCATTATCCACTGACGGGAAGCACGTCAGCAGGGAACTCATCAATTTCTACATCTACGAACTCACCAGTCAGCCGCCCCTTCGTCGCTCCACAGACGGGAGACATCGACGAGATAGGATGCGTCATCTCCAGCGGAAGTTCCAACACCCTGCGGATCGGCATCTACTCTGACTCGGAGATGGCACCGCATGAGCTCCTCGGGTACGCTGACATAGACACAACCAGTACGGCGACCGTCTATCAGACGAGTTGGTCTGAGACTGTCTCACTCGTTAGGGGAACGGTCTACCACGCCATGTGGGTCCGCACGGGCGACGGTACGAGTCCGGGTATTGTAGCAGAGAGCAACAGCGCACTTGTATGGATCGCCGCCTCCAGCGGGGTCTCCGGTGCCCCTAATCAACAGGCTACCCTGATACTCTCAGGTTCCGACAATGATCTCGAGGCTACGGTCACCAAGACCAATCTATCCCCGACCTACTTGGACCCGCTGAGAATCTCCCTGAAGTATGCGTGATAACATGATGAATAGGCGCGTCCTGATTTACGATGGTGACGAGATCCTCGAGGACTCGGAGCGAGACGTCGACTGGCCAGAGATCCGAAACGCCCGGGACCTCGAGCTCGCTGCGACAGACTGGCGAGCCGTCAAAGACAGGACGATGAGCCAGGCGTGGAAGGACTACCGCCAGGCGCTTCGTGATCTCCCCCAGGTTCACGATGAGGCCAACGACGCCGCCGATGCATGGCCGGTGATGCCTGATGAGTGAACTCAGTGACAAGGCCAAGGAGATGCTCACGAATTATGGGGCAAGCTTCCTCCTGGGTTGGATCCTGGGCGCTGGTCTAGGCCAGACTCTCTGGGACTCGATCACAGGGGTGCTCTGATGACCAAGAGAAAACCGGACCAGGTGATCGAGTACCGCATCAGCCTGCAGGACAAGGAGCGCGAAATCCTCGAGTCCGCGGTCGGAGCTTACCAGGTCAATCGGATCATGACGCCGATCGTCACCCTGATGAACGACGTCACAGGTATGGCCGTCTTCCTGACCCTGGTCGCTGCCCTGGGTTTCACCGGGGTGGCCTTCACCTTCGTCACTGCGATGCTGGGAACGGATTCAACCGCCGCAGAACTCATCGACGCATTCACCACGCAGAGACAGCAGGCCATAGCGGCTGGAGCAGCCGTCGGAATCGGTGGTCTTTCCAACCCGCTGACGGCGTGGATCATCACCACCTTCGGTCTAGTCCCCGAAGAATCCTGATTGTGTCCCTTCACATAGGGGGGTAGCGACTACGATTTGGGGCCATCGGCCTTCAAACCCTTGATATCTCTCTCTAATTCTCGAATGTATCTCTCCCGGGTGGCTACCTGCTGCCATAGACCCTGAAGGTTACTGGGGCCATTCTCCTCGTAGAAGACAATGGCCGCACTGGTGTTAGCGCTCTTCTGCCTGGAGGGCCAGCGTGAACGGATCTCGTAAGCGGCTTCGGAAATGGTCGCTGATATCAGGTGCATTCACTCATCTCCTTGTCCTTGAATATATTCAGAGGTGAAAATCTCTCGCTGCGATTCAGGGAGATGAATCTTCACAAACCAATTTTGGTGACACACCGGGCAGTAGCGATGCCAGATTAAGTAGTCATAGGCACCGATGTTTTGGATCTCAAGACTCACTCGCTCCCATTTGTCAATGTCACCGTCCAAACATAGGCAGCCCATTCAACTCGCCTCCTTCAGGAACACGTCTAGGAGCCTGCGGCAATGGGGACAAGGGATAGTTACCTCAAACGTCCTTGAGCTGCGAGGAGTGTCGTCTACGGCCTTCATCAGCTCATCCTCTCCTCAAGCAGCTCGGAAATATTGTTCAGAGCAAAGGAGATCTCTCTCATTATTTCCATGAACTCTTCGTTCCAAGGGGCGGTTGGTTCGTATTCGGGTTTTCTTCCTAGCATTCTTTTTCACCTGTGGAGGATCGGCGTTCAGCGCGGACCTAATCGCCAGCAACAAGCAGGATGCACTCTCTCCCCGACCCTCCACTTGATGGGAGGGGCCTAGAGTATATTATAGGGCCGGTTGTTGAAGTCATGGCTTCTGGGGCTCCGCCCCATCAGCAACACCCCCTCCCACCGGCAATGACTAGCCCACTTTAGCCACCGGCTATCAAGATTCTCTACTATTTTGAGTGAAATCGGACGATGAAGGAAGGTATATGGGCGGTAGACTCCCGGTATAGGGACATGGTATCCCCTGAACTGCTTATTTTAGGTGTTTTGAGCGCCCTAACACTGGTTTCTGTCATCATTCTTGGCCTCTGGATCAGGATAGAGCTTGCAAACATGCTGGATCTACTCGATGAACGTCTTGCTTTGGCTCTCAAGAGTACCATTGACCGACTGGTTGAAGGCGGAATGTCGGAGTTTGAACCCCCGAACCCGATCCAAGGTGCCATTGCATCATTGATCCAAGGCATGGCGCAGCAGAAGTTGAACACAATCGACGCAACGGTGACGAACAGAGGTCCGGATGGACAGTTTGCAGCTATGGAAGAGACATAGTGATAATTATAAGCGAGATTTTCTTTCACTCGCGTTATGGCACGCAGGAAGAAGGCAACAAGGCGCAGGCGGGCTAAGACAATCAGTTTGATGAATCTCGCGGAGAGCTACGCGTACGCATCCTTGATCACCGGCGGCGTCATGGGAAATTCACCCGTGGGGGTCCTCGGCTTCGATGGCGCGGGAGCAGGGTCAACAGCCATGACGACCACTAACGGTGGCCTGACACTACAATCAATCATCAGCGATCCCGGAACGTCGTTCGATTCCATGCAAGCAAATTTCATGGCGAATTATCAGGCGATGGCTGTCAGTGCGATCGGGATCGGCGTGACCATGAAATTCGCCAAGAAGCTATTGAGGAAGCCGATCAGTAATGTTAACAGAAATCTGATGGCACCTTTGGGAATCGGAGTCAGGATATAAAATGGCCACTAACACTGTGACAGGTTGCCTTCAGTGCAGCGACGGAACGAATATACCTCTGAAACTGGAAGTCGCCGAAGGAACCGAAACCTCGCTCACTACGAATACGGTTTACACAGCTGTCGCAGCCAACGTTGGGGATTTCGCACCCGGAAAGACCGTCGTATCTGGTCTGGTGTCCTGCCCTAACGGCGTGGGATACTGCTACATTCTCTCGCAGGGCCTCGTAGCTGCAATCATTCCGTGGTCGGTGGCAGGGGCCGTAACGGATGGAAGCCCTGCACTCTGCCAACCTTACACTCTAAGAGCAGGAGACATCGTTCGTGTCATGAATCAGACGGCCGCGGACAGAGGCGCAAGCGCCGGAGTCTACACAGCACGCGGAGTCTCAAGAATATTCCACGTCACTCCGACTGGCGGCGCTACGAATGAACTGGTAGACCTCCAAACTGGAAATTCGTTGGGTGACACATTATTCGGCGACACCATCACGAAATGGTTCGGAACTTCTGTCGATGGCCTCCTGATTGAGGATCAGGGCTTCGCCGCCGTCGATGCTTTGGGTAACGTCATCGGTTCTTGCAGCGCAACGGACCCGGTCACTCAACAACCGGGCTTCGCATTCGCCAAGGTAGGGATCGCACTCAACTATAAGTTCCAATTCCTCACAAGCGCCTAGACGTGATTGAATGGCACGCATGACGAAGGCAGCAGGACGCCGAAGATTAGCGGAGATTCTGAGCAAAGCCAAGAAACTCTACCTCAGAGACTTCATTTCAACCAAAGACCTCGATGCTATCGAGAGAATAGCGAAAATGCGATCAAAGCAACTCAAGTGAGGTGTCAGCATTGGTGCAAGTGGGCAGTCCGCAATTACCCGGATATGGGGGGCAAGCAGCCAAACCGATTGGCTGGCAGGACTCGCCCTACCAGAACTGGCCCGGCATCGTGCCGCCCCCGCCGCCCCCGCCGCCCCCGCCGCCCCCGCCGCCCCCGCCCGGACCATTCGACCCTCGCGGTGCTGTGACTATTCCAAACAACTTCTGGGGCTTTGTCATCCTAGTCATGGGGATGAGATGATGACACATTCAATCTCCCCGCGCGTATACAAGCTACTGAAGAACAAGACTCTCGAGGCGGGCGACGGTGCCAAGCAGATATCATTCACCAACGTGCAGGACGTCGGTGATCCAATCAGCATAGAAGAGCTCAATCGAGAAGAACTCTACCGCCTTGTACTCGTGAACCTCGCTAGGTTGTCAGTCAAACAGGAGTGGGACGGGTTGCTAGGATGAGAGCTGAGGATCGTAAGCCCGCAAAGAGGGTCTTCCCCCTGCTTCAGAACCTCGACCTAGACTCTGTGACGTTCTCGCAGCTGCAAAGCGTAGGGAACCCGATCAGCATAGAGGACATGAACGAACAAGAAATGTTAGATCTCATCGTGGTGAACCTCGCTCGTTTGTGCGTTAGCGGTGAATGGACGGGGCTGCTTGAAGCCGGAGGGGGTGAACAGGCGTATCAGATCCCCTCCGCGGTCCTTGGTGCGACTGGGCAGTTCAAGTATTGGAATATAGGTACTCAATGGGCCGGTTGTGGTGGCACTGGTG